CAGAATGTCAACCATTATTTTTGAAAAAAATGATTATGCGGTGTTTTTTTCAAAAGAAATGTCGGGATGATTGTAACCATAAGTATCACGAGTACCCACCAAATCTTTCTGGCGTATATGCAACTTCAGAGCCCGCGCGGTACCAAATATTTTACGCACGATCTGAGGCTGTGTCACAGTCAAATTCATCACGGTGCTTTTCAGCACATCTCGGTATTCTTTCGGAAGTGCATCATAGAGTTCCATAGTACGTTGTAGAGTAGATTTTTTTACTATGTACCCAGATTTTCCATTATTGTTCACGACCACGATGATTAGTTCCTTTTCAAGTTCTTATACATTGCTTCGCGACGTTCTTTTTCTAATCTCACCATCTCATGAGGATAGAAGTCTTCGCGAACAAAATGATCATACCAGATGCGATCCTCATCGCGGTCGGTCTCATCCATGTAACCTACTAGTTCACCTTTATGATAAAGGCAATTATCTCCGTGCGCAGTGAAGTTGTGTTCTTTCTGAACCCGGTAAAGCTGGTAACCGGTCACTAAGAGAAATTTATGTATTGCCGCCGTCATTTTAACTCCAGTCGATTAGTATTTCCATTAGTTGGTGTAGCGTCATCTCGTTAATATGATCTTTGAAATCGTTTTCAACCCGCCACTCGTCAGCAGTAATATATCGCTGTCTTTGTATCTTTGTCCACCACACTTTGTAGTTAATATATGCAGTCATTCTAACAGCGACTCCTCGAATTGGGGAAATATAATCTCAGGTTCTAACATCTCAGACGCCTTGCCGCCTTTGAAGTAATGAACCCAACGCAATCCATCTTCACCGTGACCATAAACAGTAAAAAGCACGTCCTTAAACTCATTTGAGACGTCTTTCATATCAGTTGGACACGAATACCATTTTACATCACTGATATGGAAATCATAATCTCTCTCTAAAGATTTATAGAATTCATAACCAGAGACTAATTGCATACTATATAGAATCTTGTCTTTTCGATTTTGATCTTTGCAATCAACCTTGACAGTGAAGTCGCTGTAATAACCCATTCTATTTCTCCTCGATCACAGTCATTTCTTCTAGGATCATGAAAGTGTAGCCAAAGCCGTAATGCTTGACATAGCGCGCCACCGCCCATAGAACGTCCTCGTAGTCTATCCCGGTCTCATCCTCGATCTGTAGGACGGTGTAGCCCTGGTTCCGCAGCTTCTTGACCCGCTCACAGAGCTCGTCCCATTCATCCCTTAGCTCTATAGTCATCCATTCACTCCTACTTTAACGAACCGCGAAGCCCAAACCCGCCCCTCTGGATCCGCCATGGTCATCTGACGGGGGTGCACTGACTTGGTCGGTTTTGCGTCCCACCAAGCCCAAGCCTCGTCAGCGGTTTCAAACTCGACAGAAGACCAGTTCCCATGCTCGAGGGGGGTCTCTGTCACAAACTCGGTCTTCATAACCCATCCAGCCATTTCAGTTCTCCTTGATTGCGTTGATCAGGTCAACCCACATATCTACTTCTTTGGTTTTTTGCTCAAGCATGGCGATCAGCCATTCAATACGGCCTGCGGCATCAGCGTGTTTCCAGTCCTTGGATTCAAACCGGTCATCACTCAACAGGGCAGAAATCTTTTCCATAACGGTCTCCTTAGTAATAGTTGCGGACGAGGATAACCTCGTCCTTGATCTTGTCGGCGAGGCAGATGTTCTCTTGCGAGATCTTCCGCGATGCCAAGAAGGCCTCAGCGTCGGCGACAGTCTCGAAGTAGACCTTTTCCAGCCGAGCGGAGGAAGTGAGAACGAACCGTTTAGCCATCTTAGACCTCGTTAACAGAGAAAGAAACAATCCGAGTCATGACGTAGTCGTCTTCCGTCATACCATCAAGGTCAGCAAAGACCCACACCACGAACTCGTCCATCCAGCCAGTCATCATATCAACGGTCACCATCGCGCATCTCTTCCTCGCGGAGCTTTGCTTTAGCGAAGACGGCAACGTAAGTGCCTGCGCGGATACAACTTCCAATGCCACGCCGACCCAGCCAAATGCCATTTACATTCCAGAAAGTCCAATTTTGTTCCCAGTTTTCCATCTCATTCACCTTTTCTATACCTTACTCTTAGATACTAACACACCTTCCATGGATTGTACACAGAAAAATGCAGTTCCAGCAAAATATATTTTGTTAAAAAATTAGAAGAAAGACTGTCTTTGGCCTTCACGATGTAGTTCAGCAGTAACGCAATGAGTACCACCATCCCAGAAGAACCTGTGTCTCATTGGAGCTATGTGTGGAGTTATGCCGTGTCGCTCAAATGCTTTAAACGCCTGTTCGTTATAGGATCCTACGATGACGTTTTTTGGATCTACCATTAGAACGTTAACATCGAAGATAGTTTCCTCAACGTATCCGACCCAGTCTTTAAGCCAGTGCTCAACATATTCTATGATATCGTCATCTTCAGATACTCCTGGGATGAACCACTTTCCATGGTTTTTCGACTTAAGAGTCATCCATTCGCGCATCGAATTCATTCTATTTTGTTCAAAGTAAACTACTTCCCAATCTGGAAAAGTCTTGTCATACGCGTCTGCATCGTACGCGCTGAAGATAAGTCCCGGCTTTAGAGGACTAAAGACCCCATCAATATGCCCACCCGTGGTGACGGCGTGCGTATTATAGTCTTGAAGATACGTATTTTTCATTATGTCAATGGAATCTAAGACACGCCAATCAGTCATCTTATGTTTAGTACCAAAGAACAGGTCTTTACCAATCCTGAAAATGCCGTTAACTTTGATCCAAGCTAAGTCTTCGTCGCTCTGATTGTTAATAACCGTATTACCTTTTGAGGCTACGTAGTCTAAGATACCCTGCCAACATACGTCAAAGTTTACAATTTTATCATGATTTGACCAGTTGTTAACTTTCTGATTCACTCTAAAGTAAGGAAAAAGAAAGAACTTATCGCCAATCATAATCATTTGATCGCGTGGAATAGAACTTACTGGCGCTGGAATGGGAATATTCTTATCGATGTATTCCTGTGGTACTACGTTTGGAACATCTGGCCGCAATACTTCTACGTCAAAAGACTTTAATACTTTGATTAGAGATTGATAGTCTTCTTCGGTTTCAGTAGCTATCTTTTCGAAAAGATTCCTCATCTTCGAATTCTTCATAAATGAATAAAATTCTGGAGGATAGTTTTTACCGACTACGCAAACTTTTAGCGGATCCCATTCCTGGTGTACACTGAGCATATTTTCAATTTCCTTGAATCTTAATTATTTCCCACGTACCATCGTATTTTTCAACTAATGCGGTGCAGCTTTCGACCCAGTCCCCGCAATTCATATACTCGGTACCATCAAACGTAGTTATATTAGCGTGATGTATATGCCCACAGATGATTCCATCAGTGCCACAGTTTTTTGCATAAGTTGATAAAGTCTCTTCGTAAGATCCTATGAAGTTTACAGCAGACTTAACTTTGTATTTTAGCCAAGCGCTGACAGACCATCTAGGAAGATTTAAAAAATCCATGAGCCTATTGAACATAACGTTCATAGTTATCGAAACATCATAAGCCCAGGATCCAAGATACGAAAGCCACTTTGCGTGGTTTATCACAACATCAAATTGATCGCCATGAACTACTGAGTATGTTTTACCATTAAGTGCCCAATAAACATCAGAAGATACGAGTTTGATTTTACCAAATTCGTTTCCACAAAATGGCTTGAGAAACTCATCGTGATTTCCAGGGATGAAAACTACATTCACTCCTTTGCGCGCTTTGCGAAGGAGTTTCTGAACTATATCATTATGTGATTGTGGCCAATACATCTTAGATTTCATGGCCCAGCCGTCTACTATATCACCAACTAAATATAAATTTTCACACTCAAACGTTTTCATAAAGTTAAGGAACTCGTCGGCCTGAGACATACGAGTTCCTAAATGAATGTCGGATACGAATACTGACTTATACTTTACCGATTCCCGATAGTGTACTTTGTCACCAGGTTCCATTGCGTCTTTTCCTTGTACGCTATTATCTTCACTTGGTTTATAGGTGCTAGAGGTTCTTGAATTTTAGATTTATCGATGATTTCGATTAGCGCCCATTCGTCAAGAAGTAATGCGATTCTGTTCCTACGGGACATATCAGTCTCAGAAAAGTCGGCTGGTTTACCATCAAGCATAAACAGTTCTTTGAAGTGAACGATGTAATACCGTCCCTGCTTATGGAATATATGGCACGATTGATAAAGAGTGTTGTCTTTTTTGGAAGCGAGACCAATTCTGGAAAGTGTTTCTTTAACTTTGAGAAAATCTTCCGGAGATCTAAGTCGAACTTCGACCAGTTGGCTTAGATTGAACATTGAGACCGCCCTTTATTAGTTTTTGTTTTATAAGGTCGATATGTTCTTTTGTAAGGATACTACATGCTTCAAGAGCACGCTTGTAACTTATGTTGTAGTATTCCTGCACGCACTGAACATCAGGTTCTTCAATGGTTTTTGACCATTTAGAGAACCTTTTACCTTTTCTAATACTATTTATAAGATAATCATTTTGCAACTGTTTTTCAACGGTGTTGTTAACGTTCATCTCATTGGCATACAGAATAGTATCGATAAAGTAAGACAGTGCGCGGTTGACAAGGAATGGATTATACGACTTCTCCGCGAGCTCAGGATTTTCTGATTCGCGGATCATGTCTTTCTTAGACATGTTTATAGCATTGACGAAGTCAAAAGGACTCATGTGAACTCCACTGACATCATGACTTCAGTTAGAAAGGCTGCCGTATTGATCTCATGATCGGCTACAAACGCAGCTTGATATTGTT